CACGCACACCACCTTGTGAACACGACTTTGTCGCAGACTGGAAGTGTTTGTAGAAAGGAATAATACCTGTATGGAATGCGTCACCTTTACGGATTGGAGATCCAATCGCACGGATGTTACCACCCCCAATACCAATACCCGCCTTCTGACTTACGTACTTAACAATAGAACTAGAAGTGGCATTGATAGAGTCAAGACTGTCGTCAGTTTCAATAAGGACACAGGAACTAAATTGACGTTGTGGAGTTCTAACACCAGCCATAACAGGAGTAGGCAGGGAAATATCGTGTTGACTAACTGCATTGTAGTAATCCTTTACCCATTGTAAACGATTTTCTTTTGGATAATTCTGGAACAACGTTGCAGCAATTAGGACATAACACATCTGAGGTGTTTCGAAGATTTCACCAGTCACACGGTTTTGTACGAGGTACTTACCACGTAGTTGTTCCATCGCAACATAAGTAAGATTTTCATCACGTTGATGATTAACGAAACTATCTATCTTTTCCCACTCTTCATCAGAATATTGTTCGAGTAGTTCTGGGTCATAGAAACCCTTATTAGTATTACGTTCTACTAATTCTTTAACGGTACATGGTTCATAGCCACCGTATACTTCTTTTCGCAATTGATAATTGATCAGACGACCACCAACGTATTGATAGTTAGGTGTCTCTTCAGTAATAAGATCCGCCGCAGCCTTAATCAGTGTTTCTTGTATTTCAGTAGTTGTTATTCCGTTATAGAATTGGATCTGACTTTTAATTTCAACTTCGCTTGGGCTTACACCAGTAATGTCATCACACGCATGGAATACCACTTTGTGTAATTTTTCGATGTTGAGTTCTTCTTTAGATCCATCCCGCTTTGTTACTTGCGTCATTAGATGTTCCTATTTGTTAATATATTTGTTTGCGAGAGGAAATACCTCAGCGATAACTTTGCCGATATCTCTTGCTAGTTCTATGTGCTCCTTTTGTGTACCATTTGCGCTTCTGAGTTCAACATAATGAATCCACGAGCGAATTGTACCATTCACATATAGTCTTGACACTGTCAAGCCTTCTGGAAGGATTGCACGTGCTTGTTCTTTAGCGATATCATTTTCAACCGCCCATTCGTAATGTTTCTTGACCATCTCAATAATACCAGACTGTCTGCGATTCCATTCCGCAATCAGATCTTGGTTCTTTTGATTTTCGACAAGTGCAGGATCTGAAGAAATGTCAATAGAGTTTTGACGGTTCTTTGGATCTTGTAGACGACATTCACGTTTTACAAATTCTAACTCTTTCACTGGATCTGCATACCGTTGCGAAAACTCTTGAAAAGAAAACGAACGGTGACGCAGCAACTGTCGTGCAATGTCACGAGTTGTCTCTACTTCAATACATGCAGACACCATCTCAAATGGTGACCAGTGTTTATGTTTTGCGAGATAATTGAGAAGTTTTTCAGAGGTCTCTGAGTTGAATTGATTAGATGGGTTTGATACTCTTGCACAGTACGCAATGAGATCTTGCACATCTTCCATACCAATAAAGGTATCTTTTGGGGGTTGACTGTAACTGATCAGTCTTGTCTTCATGTTTTTCTCCACCTTTGTAGTCTAAGGTTTGCTTCCAAACCTTTATACGTATTATCTTTAATCACTTGCTCGACATCTGTAACACCATTCAGAATCATCTCGTTGATGTCTTTACCCTTCATGTTGTCGGGCCAGATACAGATTTTGTAACCCTGTCTGATCACTCGTTCCATCCGTTGATGGATTTCTTTGTTGCGAGGCTCTGCATCAAAAACAAAAACTGCATTATCCATATTTTCAAATGCGGATACATTTCCATCCGCACCCGCCATTGCGACTGCGTTAGAAAGAAACATGCTGTCAATTGCGCCCTCTACAATATGATATGGACGTTCGAAATCTACAGTATCAAGTCCAAAGACTTTAGGTACATCATCAAACATGATGGTAAGATATCGAACACCATTGGGATTGAATCCACGTGCAGAAACACCGAAGACTTTTTTATTCTTGTCGAGGAAAGGTATTACTAGTCGTGGTTCGTCCTTATCTAAGTTTTCAAATTTGTCAGGGATGATTCCGTTAATCCAGCTTTTGAATGCCTTGACGTAATAAAGACGATAGTGGTGACGTGCCGGAATCTGTCTACTACTTATATATCTTTTGATCGCATGAGTGTGAGAAAGTTGCGAAACTTTTTTTATTTTCTTTAACGGATTATCTTTTAGTACAGACAGTTTCTTTCCAGTATCATCTTTGAACTGGAACTCTTCTTTTTTGTCTTTTTTGATAAATTTGTCTGCAATGTAGTCATTATAGAGTAGGGGATCTACTACTTTTAGAAAGTTTTGAAATCCATGAGAAGCGCCACAATTATGACAGTAGAAGAGGAACTTATTCTCTTTCTCTAACAACCACCCACGTGCCTTAGAACGAGACTTCTGTGAGTCACCGCAGATAGGACATCTAAAATTTATTTTGTAGGGATTTGTGTTTCGAATGCGGAAGTTTTCGAGACGCCCAGACAACATCTGGGCATAGTGCAAGTCGTTGAACGCAACCATAATAAAAAGTTTCTCCTAATCTGATAGATGTACTATACACCAAACAGATCAGTTTGTCAACCAAAAAGATCAGGCCAATTGATTCTTGCAATAAGAATTAACAAAACTGCGCCTACACCCATGATGTAGTAACGCCAGTTCTCCAACGCATTGATGCGTTTTGTCTGTTGTGTGATACGTTCGTGTAGTCCACGTTCCATTTGATCGATACGATCAAGGATTTCTTTATTAGAAGATTCACGAATTGCATTATTTCTTTCTGTCAGTTTGTTGTGATCTTCTCTGGACATACGGCGATATTCCTCCAACCTGTCACTCAGCACAGTTAGTCTAAGAGCTTCTTCTTTCTTATAAGATGTACAAATGTCTTCTACATCTTCAAGTTTATCTCCTTGGAATTTTAACGTCTCTCGTTGGACCGCTACTTCACGTTGAAGTTCAGTCAAAATATCAAGAGATGTTTCCACCTTTGAGAAAAACTTATTAATCTGCTTGATATCTGATTTAATAAGTGCTATATCTGTGTCTAACGTACTTTTTTGTTCAACCATACTCGTATTCCTAGAGATAACAAAAGGGGATACAAGATCCCCTTTGAATTTTGTCACATCTGCATACTGTTGAATATATTTAGTTTTCTGGGGTTACCGCTTCTTCATAATATAAAATTATTTCACCTTGTTGATTAATGTATCTACGCAACTCTGCAATGTTGAGTGCAAGGTTCTCATAATCCTTAACTGAGAATGCAACAAACGCACGATTACCATTAACCTCTTCGAATTCTTCTAAGAACTCTTCAAGGTTATCTTCGTTGACAACGTATAGACGTGTGTCAGTTAGGTTGATCGGTTTCGGGCGGGCGACTATCGGAACTGTTGACTTCTGGATCTCCGTCACCGTCACCACCTTCGGTTCTGGTGTCAGGGCGCTGCAACCAGCTAGGAAGGGGATCATCACCAGCCCCGCCAGTATCTTGTTCCATCTCACGCCATAATTTTGCAGTTGCACCATTCATCTTTCCTTCAAGTTGGCCTGGCTCTTTGAGTGCCATTGCTGTCAAATTATGTCTTTGGAGTTTACCTCTGAGGTCATCACCATATGCCTCAGCTTTTTGAAGATCTGCAGACAGTTGCAAATTTAGTTCTTGCATCTTTGCTGCGTCTTCTTGTAGAGTAGCAATACTCGCTTCTGCAGTAGCAACAGCGACCTCCATCTTCGCAACGTTTTCACGTGCAGTTTGGAGATCACTTTGCAATTTTTGAATGTAAAAATATCCAAGACCGCCTGTCGCAACAAGCGTCAGAACAATTGCGACCTTAATCGAAGTGAACATTTTTACTTGCAGTACTGTGCGTACAGCCCTTCAAACTTGTCTTTTGGAGTGCCATACTTTTCATGTACTTTTTTGTACATTTCCATTTTACCACAGTTAGACGCATGAAGTTTTTTCATTTCACCAACAACTTCTTCGTCATCTTCTTCCATTTCGTCTTCATCTTCATCGTCGTCTGCATCGTCTTCAACTTCGTCTTCTTCTTTGACTTTTGCTTCAGACATTTCTGCATACTTTGCTTCCAAAGCTGCAGATACACGACCTGAGATTTCTTCGTCGAATGCTTTTTGCATCTGCACTGGTTCGTTTGATAGTGCTGCTGCGATAATATCTCTAATAGACATAGTTACTCTCCTAATTTAAGATTCATTGTCTTTCTATTTATAAATTTTCGAATATCTTTTTGATTACGTCTTTTATACTTATTTGATGCTCTACGTGAAACGCCTGGTTCACCATCTGGTCCTACACCAATTCCTGCAACTCCACCACCGCCTGCAGAGTTTGCAGGTTCCTCTTGTAGTCTAGACTTTAATCTCTTATAACGTGGACGAGACATCTCTTGTTCTACATCCATGACTGCTTCAACAAACTCAGAGATTTGGTTCATCGCATATTCATAGTTATCATAAGATCCCATCTTCAAAAACCTTACAGCGGCAACATGGTCTTTCTCAATCTTCTTTTTAAGAGTATCAAGGTTCATACGTCCATAACCCTGTATAAGTACTTCAGGGTTCTCGTACTCTTTACGAGTCTCTGGTTTTTTAAAGATTGTACCTTTTGCCATGTTCTTATACGTCTACTGTTAGAGAAAAAGTTACTGATGTTGCGCCTGGTGTAATACCTCTGTTTCTAAAGTAAGCATCAAAATCAGAAAATCTGATTGTACCACTTGTTGGAACTGGACTACCTACACCATAATATTCATTAATACCATGAGGTGCACTACCTCCAAAGTAGTTCGCAATAAACCCCAATCCAATTGCCATTATAAATCTCCTTCACTCAGATCCCCTTTAGCTATAAGAGCATGAAGATAATCTTCTTTAAATCTCTTAAGCGCTGGCTCGATTATATCATCGTCAAGATCCTCTGTCAAGAGGGTATCTTCACTAAATTCATTAAATTCTTTAATAAGAAACAATGCAGCTGCGTAAGACGCAAGTCTAGACGAACCGCCTGGCACCTTCGCAAGAAGTTTTTTAAGATTTAGAATCATCAAATCAAATATACCAAACGCTTTACGTTGTTTTGCTTGTAGAAAGTCTTTGCGTTTTATTAGGATGTTACCTTTTTCATCGATAATACCCAACTTGTACGCTTCCCACTTATCAAAGGGCGTAGTAAGTTTACGTATGAATTGATATACTAAAAATAGATCTACGACCATTTTAGATTCCTTTAAGTACTTGACATATATGTCTATCTGAAACAACACTATCTCTGTGGATTGATAGGTTGTCATATCTCACTAACTTAGGCATATAGTTCAAATACTCACAAAACGGTTTCAAGTACTCGTGGTACTCAGGTAATTTCATGAATAACATATGAGTCCCATTCTCACCAAATACGTTGTAGATGATGATCATGTGATTCAGAATCAACCTTTCCTTCAGTTCATTCTCTTGTCTATAACGTCCGAAAAGTTTTCTGAGATACTGAAAACGTTTCATGTCTTCCTCAAATTCTGATATGTCAGAACAGTGAGGATTGTCATAGTGCTTCATTGCATACATCAGAAAGGTTGATTCTGTCAAGATCATAATTTAATAATCAGTCTTAGCTGTCTGCTACGATTGGATCTTCGTCAGTTGTGTCACCTGTTACACCCAAGTCACCTGCATCTGCAGCAGAAACTTTCATTGGTACTAGTGACTCAGTAATGTGACGAGTGCGTCCATCCGCAGTATTGTATGTATGATACAAGTTCCAACCTGGCGTCTTCAGACCTTTTGCACGGTTACCCGCAACACCTGCTTCTGTCAAGTCAACGAACACTGCGTTGTCTTTATCATGAGATTTGTTTGGCTGTGCAGCCTCTGTTGATAGATACGCAGGAGCATCTGCCAGTGTATCTGTCTTTCCCCATTGTGCCATTTTTTATTCTCCTATTTGGTAATGACTACTTCTATTTATGAATCAATCTTCAGATTCTGGTTCTGCGTCTTTTCCGCCCATTTCTTTCTCAATAATCGCAGAAATCATTTGTGATTTTTCCATTTTCTTTACACTGTCCATATCTGCATCTTCGTGATGTTTCATGTACAGTTTCGTCAATTCCACTGGCGCTAATTGTTTAAGTTCATTATATCTATTCGCAACTTCATCTGACTTCTCTTCTGTCTTTGCGGATTCAGAAAGTCTTTTTGAAATTGAATTTCTGAATGTTTCTCTGAAGTTAGATTCTGTGAACACAACTGGTACAGATATAGATGCTTGCGTCTTAGGATCAAGAATCATCATACGTTCTTTACCCTTTGTTGCATTCTTAAAGTCTCTGTGTACCTTACGGAAGTTTGCTTTTGAGATGTGAACCTTACCGTCTTTGTACTCGTAGTTCTTTGCTTCCGCTACTTTTTCTTCGTGGTATCCAGTGTTGTCGCAATGGTCACAACCTTTACCTTCGCACTTTGGACACTCAGTCTTCTCTTCAAGTTCTTCACGCTTCATCAACTTCATTGCAACATCTGCAAGTTTGGTGATCTTTAGACCATCCATCTTTTTCTTGTTTGCATCGTTGACTTTGTCATAGATCTGTGCGATTGCAGAGGCAGTGAACATGTCGACCATCACTCCGTCAATCTTCATTGCGGATTTCTTTGCGACGATCTCTTTGACCTTTGCGATAGTCGATGACTCTTCGTCTAGTTCTACCGCCGAATCTTTAACTTTTTTTTTAAAGTTGTCTGCTTTATTGCGGATATCTGCAAGTGACTTTTTAGTAGACGCAGGTTTCGCTTTCGCACGACCCTTTGGAGCCATACCAGGCGCATGAAACTCTTTCATGTTCTCAGTCTCGTATTCTTTACCTGCAAACATGAAGGTTTTCTCACCCTTTTCTTTTGCAGCTTTCGCAGCCATGATGAAACCACGTTTACCTTCTTCGACTTCAGATTCTTCTAGATCTTCGTTCTTGCGTTTCTTGGTAGCTTGGTGTCCTGCAACTGCACCGATTGCTGCACCTGCAGCGGGTGCGTATTTTGTCGCCGCCGCACGTGCTGCAGCTCTACCAAGCATTCCAGCACCCGCTTTACCTGCGATCTTACCTGCAGCTTTACCAACTGCAGCCTGTGCAGCTTTACCTGCAAGTGCACCACCTACTCCACCAATAATTGCGCCTGCAATACTTTCTTCAATTTCTTCATTCGCAATTGCTTTAGATACTGCTTTACGTCTCTTGTGTAGATACTCATCAGAATCGTCTACATCACCATCGTTGTCGATGTCTTTGTCTTTACGATCCTTGAACTTCTTCTTGACTGCCTTAGGCTGAACTTTATCAAGACCATCACCATCGTCTGATTTGTCGTTGGTGTTATCTTCTGCGAGTGACGCCTTTACCATGTCCATGAAAAGTTCGTCGATTTTGTTTTTGAAATCCATTGTTCTTCCTTTGGGTTTTAATTTAAAATCTAATTGTATTTATTTAGTTATCGACTTTAGCATCGTCACGCCACTGCCAACACGACCAGTATCTTGCTTTCCACTTAGGGCCTGGGTCATCACAATTGTGTCTTGCACGAAATGATTTGCGTCTCGCAGGATCGTCACGTTTGATTTCCATATTAGGATCGCCAAAAGAAACTTTGACTACATTACCCTTTTCATTCTTTACGTACACATAGAACTTCTTAGATCCACCACGGATAGGGTCATTTAGTTTGACCTTCTTACCATCATACTCTGCGTCTTCTACGATTAGATCATCGTAGATGTTACAGTCTTCGCAGATCTCGTCTATACGTGTGTACTGACTAAAACGTTTCACTCGACTACGCCTTCTTTGATTAGTTTCTGTCTATTCTTCATGTGCATCTCAACAAGTTCTTCTTTCGAACCACCATGGTATGGAACTGCATGTCCCGCTTTCATCATCATCTCTGTAAGTCTCGTATTCTCCTCTCCCATCAGGAAGTCACCCAAGATACGTCCAAACTTACCTTTCTTATCCTCACCAGATCTATCGATCTCTGTCTTCAAGATCTGATGACTACCGACTGGCATCTGATGTTTGACCCACGCCTTCGCTGCAAGTCCAAACTTCTTTTCTTCCTTGTCACGTGTACGAGACTCAGGTGTATCAATACCCATAATGCGAACACGTTCTTTCTTTAACCACACACCAAAACCTAGATCAATATCTACGTCTACTGTGTCACCGTCTACAATGCGAAGGATTTTACATCTATACTCATACATCTTACTTTTCTTTCTTCCACATTGTCCACGCACCGTATGCGATTGCGATACCCGCTGCGATCTTTGCGAGTGGTGCAAGGAATAGAACCATCAGTCCTAATCCAACGAGAAACGCACCATCAAGTGTGGTACGTTCCGTCATTCTTTTCATTAACCAGTTCATTTTAGTCTCCTTACTTACGTTTACGAGATCTCAGAATATTTTCCCTAATACGTTGTGCGAACCTCTGAGGCGCACCTTCGCCTGGCGTCACTTTCTTAAATGTATCTGTTGTCTCTTTTGTACCATATTCAAGAGGTTTTTTAGACTCTGCGAGTTTAATACTGTCTTCTTCAGTAATTCCACGTGACTTTTTCTGGGAATCAATCCATTTCTTCGCAGCAGGTGATTTGACTGGTTTTGATAC